GTGCAGTCTCCGGGCGCTTATTACATCTTGTTGCAGCGTATAAAATCGTTGTGAACCTTATCGGGACCATTATTTACAGTAATGTATTTAAAGGAAACGGTTCGGTTTATTCACAAGTATGTAGCGGGCGTTCCGGTATACACCTCGCAAGGTGTATGCTTAGGGATTTCCGGAGGCCTACCTAAATTGGTACCTGGGGAACTGCGGACTTTAATACGGTCTGCAGACCCGGTTACAATTAGGGCGGTCTTATCGGTCTTGTCCGTCTTCCGAATCATGAAAGTTCGATCAACCCTGAAGCTTGAGACGATCGTCGCTCCTTTTACAGGAGCATGCATGACGATGCCAGTCTGAGAGCTTAATAGGGTGCTAAAGATGTTACCTAAACGGTTTCATCTTAAGCCGTCGAGCTTTCTGGCCCTTAATTCAGCGGGTCCTAACTACAATCCTTCTATACTTGGTTTATCACTGGATGCATTTGCGTTCACTAAAGCTAGTGAACCTTGCGAGGCCTTTATGGCGTACGCTAAGCTTTCGGCAAATGACCTTCTTAGTGATGCTCTTCGTATAGAGATGGAAAGGGTTAGGGACCTTGAACTAAAGCCAGGCATCTTACCAGTATTAGGTAAGCTGCATGAAAAGGTTGAAGCGGCAGGTAAGGTTCGTGTTTTCGCCATCACTGATGGTTGGACACAGTCCTTACTTTCTGGTCTCCACGATGCTATCTTCGAGGTTCTAAAATTTATACCTCAGGATGGTACGTGAGATCAGGCCGCTCCGTTGAGACTTCTTCAAGATTCCCCGGAAGCGCGCTGGTCGTTCGATTTAACGGCGGCTACAGATCGTCTTCCGCTAGCTTTACAAGTTCAGGTTCTTGCTTGCTTAACCAGTGATGAACTGGCGCAGGCTTGAGCTTCCTTGTTAGTTTCACGAGATTGGTACCATAAAGGTGTGCCACTGCGTTATGCAGTTGGTCAACCGATGGGTGCTTTATCGTCGTGGGCTATGTTAGCGTTGACGCATCATGTAATAGTTCAGCTCTCTGCAAAGAGAGTTGGGCGAGCCGGATGATTTTCTCATTATGCGTTGTTAGGTGATGATATTGTTATAGCTGATGAAGCTGTAGCAAATTCATACTTAGCTGTTATGACCGATCTTGGTGTCGAAATTAATCTTAGCAAATCCTTAGAGTCCCGTAAAGGGGTCTTCGAGTTTGCGAAAAGATTAGTTTCACCCGAGGCCGAGTATAGTCCTATAGGTCCCAAGGCGGCGTTACAAGTTCTTCGAACTTATAATGCAATTCCTGGTCTTATAATCGACTATATCGGAAAAGGTTTTAACCCCGCAACTGAGTGATTATCCAAGCTCTTTGAGGACCTTCCTTTGACTTTTGTTAAGGGAAAGGCTTATCTCAAAGAGGTGTTATTTTGAACTCTCCAGGGTCCTTTCGGTGTGATAGCTACCGGGGTTAGGTTAACTTCTGCATTGCAGGCGGTTAACTCATTCAATCCCGTTAGTTTATCAGCCCTGTTTGTTCGGCTACGCCTTACCCGACATCGTGTCTGGGAGGCGGAGTGGCTCGTAGCGCATTCTAAGTTACTTGACCTCAAGTTAAAAGTTGAGGAATTGTGACCTTTGAATGCTGTTCCGGGTTTCACAACCCCGTACAAGCTTTCCGAAACTTCATATCTTCCATGCATCCAGACAATCTACCGTGACAAGTATAAAACCTTGTTACGGCAGAAGCCGTTCTATAATTTTATGACGGCGATGCATGTAGATATAATTAGGATTTACAAGGGCGAGTTGGGTCTTATGATTCAAGAAGAATTATCGCGGCCTTCTCCGGCTTCTCTCATCCTAGAGGATCTTTTCGAAAGAAAAGAATTCCGTCTGACTGAGGGTCTCTCAAAGAAATCAAAAGGTTTCTTTGATGAGTTTAAGAAGATAGAGCAGGACCCGAATC